GCGGGCTCGAATAGGCGCGGTACTGATCATTCGAGCCGGTCTGGTTATCCGTCGCGGCAACGCCCGGCCCCTTGATGTTGCCGAGGTTGTTCGTGCCGGGAACGACCGACTTGCCCCAGCCGGTTTCCAGTCCCCATTGTCCGAGCAGCACATCGGGCGCGACGCCGATCCGCTGGCCGACATCTGCCGCGACCGGCGCGTATTGCTGGATGAACCCTTGAACGTTCGGCATCAGAATGCCCCGAGTGCCTTCATGGCCTGATAATCCTTCGTCCACTGCTGGAGCTTGCCGTCAGCTTTCATCTGCTGCATCGCTGCTTGCTGATCCGCCGCGTCACCAAGCGATCGGACATAGGACACGTCAGGATTGAATGCCTGATTCCACTTCGTCTCGAACTGCGGAAGCTGGCTGGTGTTGTTGCCGTTCTGCGCAAGGAAATTCGTCGTCGCATTCGAGCGGTCAAGCACGGCTTGCTGCAAACCCTTCACGTGCTGGATGGACGATAGAAGCGCGGGCGCGTTCATGTTGTGCGGATCGGGCTGGCCGGCCTTCGCCGCAGCAAGGCGCGAATCGCTGCCAGAGAGGCCGAGAGCGGACGCCGCCTGATCTGCCGCACCATTCAGGTAATTGACGAGCAACTGATTGTTTTTGACGGTATCGGACCCGGCGGTAATGCCAAACGTGTTCAGCAACGCCGGCACGTTGAGCGCAGATGCGCCACCCTTACCCGGCAATGCTGCCTTAGCTGCCTGCGTCGCGAGGTCATAGGTCTGCATCATCGGCTTGGCCTGATTCGCCGCAGCCTGGAGCGTGCTGAAGCGCCCCCCGGCATCGTTCGCTACCTTGTCGGCACCGAGCGGAGGTGCAGCCGAGAATCCACCGCCGGGAAGCTGGCCGGGAAGCTGGGCCGGTGCGCCTCCAGCAGCACCGGGCGCGCCACCTTGACCGGTCGGAGCTGGAGCGCCGCCCTGCGCGCCAGCGAACTGCCCCTTCGTGATCATCGTCGGCTGGCCGTTCGCATTGACCGTGACCGGGCTCGCAGCATCGGACGGCGACAGGCCGTTCTGCACCGTGTAGCCGACCGTGCCAACGCCGCCGCCGGCCGCCATCGGGTTCTGATTGACCGCCACAGTAGCTGGGCCAGTGTTGATCTGCGCGTATTGCGGGAGCATCGCGTGCAATTGCGTCTCACCGGAGAGCGCCGACATGTAGTGCTGCGATACCCACTGGCGAAGCTGTTGCGGGTCCTGCGGCATCGACTGAATTTCAGCCTGATAGACCTGTGGCGTGATCGAGCCGGCCTGCAATTGCGTCGTCGCGAAGCCCTGCACGTCTTGCGCCGAGAGGTCCGGTTTAGTCAGCAGACTGCCGAGCCCCTGGCGAAGCGAGCTTTGCGCCTTGATTGACTGATCGAGTTGACCGGTTTGCAGCGTCTGTTGCTGCTGCTTCTGCGTGTTGATGCCCTGAATCACATTGGGCAGGTTGTATGCCGCATCCTGATTCTGACTGAGAATGCCGACGAGCTTGTTGTTGTCGACCTGGCCGGTCGTCGGGTCCGTGGCCTGCTGATAGGCGGCCGACGTGGCGCGGTTCGCAGCGAGTTGCTGTTGAGCTGCTAACCCGTTTGCATTGAGCGCGCGGTACTGCGCCACCTGCAAAGCGTCCTGAAGCGGATTAATCGGCTTAGGCGCATTCGCATTCAGGGCGATTGAGGCGTCAATTGGCAATTTATTTCCCCTTAAACCGTGAAGCCGTACTGATTGCTGCCCGCTGCCGCAGCGCTGGCCGGCGTGGCGCCGCCTGCATTGTTGGTCAGGAGGGCACCTGTGACCGCGCTGTTACCGATACCGTTCAAGCCATTGCTCAGCGCATTGGCCGATCCGATCGTCCCGGCCGCCTGCGCATTCGCCCCGCTCGTCAGTGTGTTGCCGATGTTGCCGACCGCTGCCGCGCCCAGGCTGCCATTCGTCGCTGCTGCGTTCTGGCCGTTGCTCACAATGCCTTGCAGGCGATTGACCTGGTTCGATGCACTGCTGTAGTTCGTGTTGAACGTCTGCAACGCACGATTGAACACATCGTTGTAGGTCGAGTCAGCCAGGCCGGTCGCGTAGGATGCGGCGCCCTTCATGGCCGCTCCCGAGACGCCTAGACCGCGTGCGGCGGCGCTATTCTGGACCGCCTTCAGCCCTTGCGTCTGCGTGAACTGATACCCCGGCGTCGCGGCTGCCTGCGCCGCCGTTGGCGCGCTGAACTGCTGCGTCAGCATCGGATTCGATAGCGCACCCTGCAACGAATTGATACTGTTCGTGCCGAGGTCAATGAACGGCTTCAGATTCGCCTGAGTCTGATTCCATTGATCGTTTTGCAGGTGCGCTGCATCCTCGGCGGCCTGCGCCTGCGTGTTCGCTGCGCTCTTTGAAGCGTTTGCGGCAACACCCGAACCGACCGCGCCAATAGCTGCCGCGCCTACTACCGCTGCTGCGACCATATCAATCCCCCAGCCATTTTTCGTAAGTCGTTTCGACGGGCTCGAAGTCGAGAAACTTGAATAGCGCCGACGCGTCGTGCTGAACCTTGCTGCCGACTGCCCAGCGCTTCACACCGCGGCGCCGCAATTCCTTTTCGACGAAGCGGAACATGCGCACGCCAGACAGGCCGGTCCGCTTGTCCTCGCGCACGAAGAAGATGTCGGGCGAGCAGGTCAGGCAGTCGCGATAATGCAGACCCGGCGCGATGAAGCACACGAAGTAGGCGACGATTTCGCCCCGCTCCCGGCCGATTACCATCAGCAGCGAGCCGTCGAGTTCGCGCGCGCGATAGACGTCGACAACCGGGTCGAGCGGCACGCCGTGATCCTTGTGCGTCGAGATTTCGCCGTAATGCGCGCGCAGAAGCGGCAGCAATTCGGCGTAGATGCTCGAAAACGGCTCAATCGTGAATGTGATCATCGTGAAGTCCTGATGTCGACGACCATCGAAACGCGCTCGTCAGCGCTGTTGTTGACCACTTCATGCACCTGGCTGTTGTCGAACCAGAAGCATTCGCCGGTCAGCATGTTGATCTGCTCATCGCCGGCCTTGATGACAGCGCCCGGCAGCCCATGCAGCACGATATGAAAGCGCGTGTAATAGCGCGTCTGCTCAGGCGTGTCGGCATGCGCGAAGATCCGGCCGCCGGGCACAATCTTGTTGATCATCACGCGCCCAAGCCGCTCGCCGGCCACGCGCGCCATCAGGTCGCGCACCAGCGGGCGTGCTTCGTGCAGCACCTTGTACGGCGGATAGTCGATCGCTTCGTACTGGTCATAGCCGGCAAGCTGGTTCTGCTTGTACAGCTCAATCTGTTCCTCGGTCAGCCCTTCGACCTTCTCCGGAAAGCGCAGCATGATCGTTTCGGTCTCGCCGAACGGGCCTTGCGGATAGTGGCGAAGGAACGTGTCCTCTTTCCAGAGATCGGGCCGGCGGCGGATCGCGAGCATCAGCGGATTGACGTCGACACCGCTTGCGAGGAAGTGGAAGTTTTTCATTTAGCTGTTTTAGCCTCTCGCGTAGACGTTTGACGTGCCTATCGGAATCGGCGACGTGAAGGTGATCGTTTTGCCGGAAACGCTGTATTGATCTGTCGCCTGGAACGTGCCGTCAAAGTGCACCAGAACAGCAGCCCTGGATGTGTAGACCTTCGAGAGCGTAAGGGTCGCAGTCGTGCCCGGCGTGAAATTCGTGCCAGCGGTGAAGATGTCTTCGACCGGGCCGATAGTTTCTCCACTTCCTCCGGTACGCTGGAAGATCGCCAGCAGGAACGCCCACCACACCTGAGAAATACGGCCACCCTGATCGAGAAACGGCACACCCGGATTCGGGATATTGCTATTTGTCGCGTCGCTCACGTACGCGCCCTCGACACATCAACCCATGCGCCATTCAATGCCGTCTTGACCGGTGCCGACCACGACAGTTCGAACACGCGATCGCGGGCATAGCCGAGCCGCTGATACTGGATGCTGGTCAGGTATTCGCCGACCTTGCCGAGCGAGCCAACGACCCAATTGCCCCAGCTGCGACCGCGGTCATCGGACCAGCGAAGCCGGATTTCAGGCGGCGCCGAGTCGTCAGGCAGGCCGTTACCGACTTCCATGTCCGCAATGAACTGGCGGAACAGCACGCGGTTGCCATCGGCGCCGAGGATGTGCGGGAACGCGCGCACATATTCGATCGTGGCGCCGTTGTCCGTGTAGTTGTTCTGGTCAAGCATGTAGACGAGGCCCGTTTGCCAGTCGCCTACCAGATTCCGGCCACCGTTGAACGAATGGCAGTTCATGCGGTGCCGGCTGAACGTGCCGTCCGCTTCCAGAAAGCCGCGCTGTGCCCATTCGCCGGTTGCCACATCGAAGCACCACGTCGCATTCGCGGTCGGGAACGTCAGCACATAGAAGGCGTGGCCGCCCTGCTGGTAGGAAAAGCCGATCGCATCATCGACGCGCGAATATGCCGATAGTGCTTCCTCGATCGCGTGCGTCGAGATACGCTCAGCGACGTAGTTGCGGCCGGCAAACACGATGTTCTGCCCTTGCAGATCCTGCCCTAGCCAGAACAGCGCCAGATCGATCTTGGCGACTGAGTGTTTCGCCGCGCACCCATGCTCGATGAATACGCCCGGCATGCGGCCGAATGTGAAATCTGAGGCGCCGGTGTTGTACCAGACCTCTGTTGTCAACTCGCCGAACAGCCAGATTTCCCGGTGCATCACCGCGAGCGTGACGAGGTTGTCCGAATAGGTCGATTTGGACGCAATGTCGAGTGGATCGAACGTCACGTCATCGAACAGCGAGATATAGAACTGCTGCGTGCCGGGCCGGTTGAACAGGAAGAACCCATCAACGAAATCGACCTTGTCCGCACCGAAAAATGCCGGGTCACTTACCACCGATACGACGTTCGTCGCAAGCTTGACCGTGAAGCCGCTCGCAGTCCCATCAACAATGAACAGGTCCGTGCCATTGTCGACCATGGAAACCGGGCCGGACGACGAAACCAGTGAGCTGAGAACCGTATAGACGTTTGTTGCGCTGACCGTGAAGATCGTCGATCCGACGACCTCATACCGGTTGCCGTTGCTCGCCGTGTAGATGCCTCGCGACTCACCCGTAACCGGCGGCGTCGAGACGAGCGTCAGGCCCGGCGTCGGGTAATAGGTGAACGGGCACGGTGCGTCCTGCGGATTCGCTTCGGCATACAGGTTGACCGATCGCTGAGCTTCGGCGATCACGCTGCGCGTCTGGTAGGCGCCGGTGGTGAGCGGGACTCGCATCAGTTCGCGTCCCCGTCACTAAAAATGTTATAGCGCGACTTGGTCATCAGGCCGCGCGGCATCGTCAGTTGCGGAATCTGTACGTTCATCCGCTTCACTACGCGCTTGGCGTTCATCGCCAGTCGAACGAGAGCCGGCGAAGGATCAAGGCCATAGGACGGCGCGAGATAGACCGCGAGGTTGTAGCGGATCGCGGCCAGATACGGCGGCGGCAGGTTGACTGCGGTCCCGGCTGTCGCAAGCTGAGGCAGCGTATCCATCGTCACGATGTGCAGCTCGTAGCTGCTGTTCGGCACCGGGTAGAGGAACAGATTGCCGAGCGGGAAAGCCGAGTCGTAGAACGCATATTCCGGAAAGGAACTGAGCGTCTTGAGTGAGATCCGCGCGTAGTCCTCGCACGCGTCGATCATCGAGATTGGGTAATCGACCGCGCTGCCGGCGCCACTGCTCGCAAGCCGCGCGTATGCCGCATTGATCTTGATCGGGCGTGCGATATTGAAGTCACCGCCGAGGCCAACCGTGTACGAAACCGACCCGTTCGCCTGGTGCGCAGTGTCGATCAGGTGGAAGACGCTGAGACGCTCGGCGGCCCACTGGCCGAGCATCATATTGAGCGTCGCCAGCGCGTCGGCAGTGTCCTCCGCGGAGACGGACTGACCGATGCCGAGCGCCCCGATATCCTTCAGCGCGAGCGTGATGAGATCAGTGCCCGTGGTCATCGGAGAGCCTTTTCAAAATGATGCATCAAGTGAGTGAGTAAGTAGCAGAACGTCTCGTTACATCCGTCTTCTTCGATTTCGACGCCGACATGGCTGAGAATGAAGAACGTCACATGCGCCAATTCATGCGCTAGCGTTGCGATAGTCCCGTCAAACACAGCCGCCAGATAGATGCGCTCGCCGGTCTTCGTGTGCTTGATACGGATGGCGCAGCCGCCCTGATACTGACCGACCCGCTCGCAGTCAAATCGATCGGTCAGCTTGTCGAGTTGTTTTCGGCTTGTCGCCAAATAGACCGTTCCGCCAAAGATGGGCACCGACAGACGACGCGACTCTTTCACGCCGTCTCCAGTGCCGCGCGAATCTTGTCATTCGACCAGCGCTTATCGATCTTCACGCCGCGCTCGTCGGCGATCTTGATCAATGCCTCGCGCTCGTCGCTCTGCTCGGGCTCGGGCGCAAGCGCGGCTTCTTCCTCGGCGCTGTGCACAAGCACGCTGCCGACCCACTTCGGGTAATGCTGGAACGTGCCGGCGTCGACGTGCACTTTCGGCGGGACATGCTGATGATCCGACCAGCCTTCGCCGAGCGCTTCCAGTTCCTCGCGTGAATGTACAAGGCGCTCATCCTTGCCGTTGCGCGTCCACTTCGGGAACTCCTGATATTCGTAGGGCATGAACCACTCCGCAAGTAAGCAGGGGCCGCACGTTGAACCGAACATGACGGCCCCTTTGTCAATCAGCCGGCGATACGCGTTGCTAGCTCGGCGTAAATCGGGCGCCAGCCGTACAGGACATCGATACGGCAGGGGAACGTGTCCGTACCGATCGCGTACTGACGCACGATCCGCATGGAGATGCCCTTGTGATTGCGGCGGCCAGCGAAGTCCACGCCTTCCGGCATTTGCAGGTCAGCGGTAGCCAGCGTGAAGGCGCTCTTGTGGTACGCCATGTTCACGGTGTACTGCGTGCTTGCAGCAACGTCCCACGTGACCACAGCGGCGTTTGCCGGGCCAGCCGTGACCGTCTGATACTGCTGGTTCGACGCAGACGTGTTGATCGCCGGGAAGATCGACAGCGTTGCATTGCCCGAGCCGTCAGCGGTAGCAGCAGTCAGCACCGTGAACTGGCGCAGCACGCGCGTCGACTGGCGCGATTGCGGGTTCACCGCGAACACACCAGCGATCGTGAACGTGTCACCGGCGGCGACCGTGCCAGCGGCGCCGAGGCCGGTGACGAGCAGCGAGCTACCCGTCTGACCAGCGCCCGAAACCGTGCCGTTGGTACGCGTGCCGGCGGTTGCCTGGCGGATGTTCTGGTCCATGCCAATGTCGAAGCCCAGCGCCGGAACGAAGATGCCGCTTGCGTACTGGTCGCTGATCTTCGTCGGTGCATTGAACAGACCGGCGGCCGATTTCACCATCGAACCGTTTGCAGCCGGATCCCATACGACCGTGCGCTGACCGTCGCGCGGCGTCGCTTCCTGATCAAGGCGCGTGCCAGCAGCCAGGAGCGTTGCGATGTCGTTCGGCGTGGTGCCGGCGGTGCCAACCTGATTGGCGACCGTGGTGTACAGACCGAGACCGTCGAAGTCGATCTTGTTGGCAATCGTCGCCATCGCCGGAGCCAGATAGCGCTCGGCGAAGTCGTCGATGTTCAACGTCAGTTCCTGCGACGAGAACGTGAAGTCGACGTGGAACTGCGTGTCGAGCGTGACCGGCACAACGGTTTCCACCACGTTTTCGACAGCCAGCGCGGGGCCGCTCGTGCCGACGAAGCGCACCGGCTTGCGCACGTTCACGGTCGAGCCGATCTTCGCGCCCTTGACGGCGAATTCGTCGCTGTATTCCTTATTGACCCGGCTCGTGAAAGCCAGGTTGTTTTCAAGGATCATCAGCGACTTGTCGAGGATCTTGCTGGTATTAAGAAGGGTATTGCTCATTTTTCAGCCTCATTTGGAGCCGTGTTTCTTCCACCACGCGATCTGGTCAGCCGTCGTCGCGAACTCTTCG